GCGGTTGCTGATTGCTTCTCGTCTCGCTCGCGATCTGATATGGCTTTTGCCCTGGCCCGAAATTGCTTGGCGTCTTGCTGATTGATCGCCTTCCATTTCTGGTCCTCGATCCGTACAGCCTCGCGGGCAGCCTTCTCGGCCTCCCGGTTCGCTGCTGCACCTCCGCCCCCGCGGCCGGCAACGGCTCCAACGCCCGCCCCGCCCACTCCCCCAGCCGTCCGAGCCCCTTCGCCGGCCAGCGTCTTGAGGTTGCTCTGCGCCCCCTGGACGGCTTTCTTCCACGCCTGTTCCATCTTCAGCGCAGCCGCAGCCATCTTGTCGGCGGCTTGGATCACCGATTGATCCGCCTCCGCAGTATACCGGATAGTCAGATTGCGGGTTGCTTCACCGGCCACGTGGTGCCTCAATAACCCGAAAACCGGGCATGGTAGCCGTCAACTGTGATAACGCCAACCGATGCCACTCTAGTGTCTCGTGAATAATCCCGAAGTTTCGTCGTGTTAGTCGATCAATGACTTGCCCACCGCACGCCTGTTGCTCCCAATACCGCTCGATAGTTGTCCAATTCCGCCGACTGATCGTCCGCAGCTTCCCTGCCTCCGGCCCCCGAGTGGCTTCCGGCTCATCGGCCACCTTGGGGCACCCGCGACAAGGCGGCGGCTTGGACCGACGAAAACTCTGCCCGTTTCGCACGACCCGCCGCCCATGCTCGTATTCCCAAACACGGCAATCCTCGCAATTGACAAACGCGACCTCGGGATGAGCCAAGATCAGCCGGAGGCCGCTGCGGAGTTTTTTCCCGCTTCCAGTAGCCTCGCATCGCCCGGTGCCTGCCCGGCCGCCCGCTCGGTACGGTCCTGTTTCGCCTCAACCCGCTGAGCAGCGTCGGCTGGATCGGGGTCGTTGGGACGCCAGCCAAGCACCACGCCGATCATCGCCTGCAAGAGGTCCGGCTGTAGCCGGCGCAACGTATCCGAAGCGACCGGCCGTGGCAGCCCTTGCCGATCTCGCACCTCCCAACCGATGACCTTCGTCGTCAAGAGGTCAGTCACCTCTACAATGAAGGCCCGCCCCTGGTACCGCGTTACTTCCTCCCGCTCCTCGGGTAACGCCGGCCGGTAGCGGAACCGCAGAGCCGGGTGAATCCCCGGTCGCTCTGCAATGAACCCCGGATAATCGTACCCATCGTCGATCAGGTGGCAGGTCATGCTTGCCATAGTTCTTGCGTCCTTTTATTGCGTCCTTCGGTATCGAAACACAATCGGCTTAGGCGTTGCCCGAAGCCGTCACTACACACTCACTCCCATCCGCACCGTTCGCCGCGCTGTTTGCGTAGGTCCGCAACGTCAGCAACAGCCGATTCTCATTGCGGTCGGGAACGGCAGGCGTCGTCGGCGGACCGAAGAGCAGCGGAAAACTGGCGGCCAGGTAGCTATTGGTGCTGGCGATCGCCATGTTGAAACTGCCGTTTGCCCCAGCAGCAGCCCATGGGTAGAGGGCCGTGTTGTCCCCATACGGCAACGTCATGGCCATCTGAATGATTCGCTCACCCTCTGGTACAGCGGTCAAAGTTAGCGTATTGAGAAAGCGATCGGTTATCAGTTGGTTATCGACGCTCCACTGCCAGTCGAATGGCTGCCTGGCAGCATTGCTGGTCAGGTTGAGCGTCAAGTCGCTGAACAGAAACGGCCGCTCATACGTAGCCGCCACGTTCGAGAAACTATTGACGCTGGCTTCAGTCCCACCCACTACATCCAGCGCGAGCTTCATTACGGGGTCAGTCTGCGAACCAGACAGCGTTGCCCTGTTCACTTTCAATGTAGGGAATTGCATCATCGCCCCATCTTCGTCCCGAAGCCACGCGAACGTCGGTACGGTTTCGGCCAGCGGATAGCTGGCGACGTTGGCCGATCCACCCAGGATAAACGGCAGCCAAAACAAGATGTCGTTTGCCGAGGGCTCGATCACGATCGTACCCTGGGGCACGTACTGAAACGCCGCGGCCACGTCGCCGGATCGTGGCGTCCGGCTGCCTCGCAAGCCGTCGCGTTCCAGCACTCGGTTTTGGCTGGACACGGTATCGGACACGACGGAGAACCGCCGGGTGTAGGTGGTGTTTGCCCCGGCGGCATACTGCGTTTGGTGCGGAAGAGAGGCGGTCATACGATGGGTCCTTTACGTTCTGCCCGTGCGACAAACGCAGCGGACGGTGATAGTTCCTGCCAAACACTGCTTGAGCCACTCGGGGAAGTTGACCGGGTTGCCCGGTTCGACGCGGCAGTAAATGTTTGAGGCCACGGCAGTGAGTCGTTTGTTTCGGAAGAGCTTGGCTAGGTCCTGGAGTTGCAGCAAGTGCTTATCGAGCGTGGCGTCGTCAACCACCTTGAGGTTGTCCGCCCTGACAAGTGACACCGTGACACCGTAGGCAACGTCGTCGCTCCCCGTAGTGCCAGTGCGTTGCTCGATTCGGTCGGCCGGGGCAACGATGATCGCAGGGAATCCAACGCCGGCCGGCTTTTGCACGTCGCTCGTCAAAGGCACGCGGTGCAAGAGCACGCTGGCATTCGCAATTCCGCTTAACGCCAACGATTGCACGAGGGCCTGGATCGCCGTGCAGCACGTGTAGTGGATTGCCCCCGATACCCCGGATGCCGCAGTCCCAAACGTGCCAGGAACGGTCAAGATCGTGTGGCCTGTAACGATCCAGCCGGCCGAAGCGAGCACCTCAGCCACGTCCGCCGCGAGCTGCGCCGCCTTGATCGTTGCCAGCGCCGCAGCGGTCCACCGGTATTGGCCGGGGGTTGCAGTCGCCGGGTCTTTCAAGCGGTAGGTCATGCGCCACCCGCAAACGTCTGCGCGACATAATCCGCAACCACGTCAACGATCTGGTCCACTGTCTCGCCGTCGACCTCGACAAACGCCCGTTGCGGTATGCGGCCATCCAACGACCCGGCATCATGCACACCCGCCCAGTGTGCCCCCTCGTCTTCGGGAAAGGCGTCTGGATTGATTCCCTCTTCCACCGTCATGCCATCCGGCCGGTTGCTGATATGGCCTCCGGTCTGCGTCGTCGTGGCAGCCCGCATGGCACCAGTTAACTCCAGGATCGGATGGGGCCCAACTCGCCTGATGTACTCCGCCGAAAGCGGCGGCCATGCGGCACCCGATGCCCTCGCGCGATTCTGAAAGTTGCGATCCAGCCCCTCTCGCAGTAATTCCCCGATCCGCTCCTGAATCGGCACACAATCAGTCGCCAAGGACTGAGCCCGGCTTTTCATCGCAGCGGCGAATTGTTGAGGGGTAAAGTCCATCCGCTATACCTGTTTCGAGCATACACACCGATGCTTGATCGCCGTTGACCCAAACCGATCCGTCGTTACCGCGCGCACCACCCACACCACAGCGGCCGAATCCGTGATCGTGTCGGGACTCCGTGGGGTCGAGCCCCCAAGCGTTGAATGCCAAAGCACAACCACGGCCGTCGTCGCCTCGATTCCCAACGCAGCGGCAATACTGATTTCCGCCAGCGTCTTTTCCGAGTAATGCCCCTTGGCTGTCGTAACTGCCGAGCCGCCGTCCGGCGTGAACGTCATTGTCTCTACGCCGTCAATGTGGGCATGCTCACCCTGTAGTTGCTCGGCGATAGTGGTCACGTGACCCCCTCGACAGCAATCTCAAACGGGTCTTCGTAGGTCGCTAGCTGCTGATTCAACAAGGCCAGCTCTTCGTAGTACAGCTTCAGCTTGGCGTGATGATCCACACCCCCGAGTTGCGAGTTGATCCCACCTCCGGCAGTGGTCGCCGTCAACCCCGCCAGCGCATCGAGAACGGCATCGCGCCGCGCCAACAGAGCCGTGCGGACCTGTTCATCAGTTTTCGCCATGATCCTGCCTCCGTGTCCGCCCCGAGCAAAGCGACCGGGGCGGCCCGCAAGCTGGTTCGAGGATGGCACCAGCCGCGGGCACGCCCACAGGACGCAAAGCACTATTCCCCAGCTATCAGGCCGGGCTATTGAACACGACATACCGCGGATTGACGCACGCCGCGACACCCCGCTCGCTGGCCTTGAACCGGACAACGATATCCTTCTCGAACCCGGCGTCGGAGTCTTCGTTGGATTGCGTGACCGTGATCGGCCAGTTCTCCATGTACCGAAACGCCCGCTGAAAATCGCCGAGAATCCAGCTTGACGTATTGACCGAACCCGCCGTCATCCGCGAGCCGACGTAGGCGTTGGTGAGAATCTCCAGCCGCTTGACTTCCGGCGGGGTGTTGTAGATCGTCAACGTCTGCGCCGTGCCGGCGTTGGCGTTCGGATCTTGCCGAACCTCCGTGGCGTTGACGACGTACCTGGCTGTCTGGACCAAGGCCCGGCCGCAGAGGAGCAGCGGCGCGTCGATCACGATCGGCTCGCCCGTAAACGGGTCAGTGATCGCATCGAAGAGTTGCAACGCAGTGTCAACATTCGCCCACGTTGCCAGCGCATTGGAGTTGGAGAGGTTGTCGAACCCGTGAAGCCCGGTTGAGTTGCTGTAGCTGCTCAGCGCACCCTTGCCTTGCGGATTCCATGTGTTTGTGACGCCGATCACCGCGTCAATGATATTCTTCTCCTTCAGAATACCGAGGGCTTCACCCACCTTGGCAGCCCGATCCAGCACGAGCCCGGTCTTGTCAAAGAAGATCGTTTCCTTGGTCACTGAAACGATCATGCCCCGTTTCGTGGTCTGCGGAGTCTCGATAAAGTCGGCAGTGATCCCGGCCTCCGGGTAATCCTTGCCTTCCTTGACCGACTGAGCCTGATCGCCGATCGATCCGACGCCCGGCAGCTTCTCGCCGTCAAGCCGCGTTGGCACCGTGCGAGCCAAGCGGGCCCCAAGGAAAATCGGGGCGTTGTACGCCTCAAGGATTTCCGTGTAGACCACCTGCCCGGAAATCGACTTGAACAGTGAACTATCGACCGCTTCCAGGATCGGCCCCGAGCGGGACTCTTCCGGGTTGAACGATTCGATCAACTCCCGGCCGCCTTCAACCGTGGTCTCGAATAGATCACGGAACGAAAAGTCGGCCGGCTTCAAGTCCTTCTCGCGAAGGGCGTCGACGAGGTGGGACCGAAACTTCTGCGGCCCCATCCCTTCCAGCATCCGGGTAAGCTCCCGGCGTTTGACAAAAGCCATGGTAATCTTTCTCCTGTAAAGGGGGGCGTCAGACCCGATCGTCTGACGCCCGGTTGGTTGGTGTCTGTCAGATCACCTGATCTGCCCACATTTTCTGAACGGTTACGGTCTCGGCATTAGCGCCGCCAAGTTTCAGGCCGATGCCGAACGCCATTTCGGTTGCCGAGGCATAGGCATGCTGAATGTCGGCGACGTTCACGCCGTCGATCTGCACGGTCAGTTGCCCGATCGCGCTGGTGAGTCCTACCCACTTCAGCCGGATCGTCTGGAACGTCCCACCACCGCCGTTTGCATTGGGAGAAATCACCGCGTCGACAGTCGGAACCGCTGTCCCATTGGCCTGCGCACCGGCGTACCATTGGAGACCGCCGTCGACCTTCCACACGCCGATGTAGTCTCCAGTCGCTTTCGGCCCGGCCCCGTTGTCTACAAGGGCATCCGCAGCCCACGCATTCATGAAGCCGACGAACACGTTGGCATCATCGGTGTTTGCCTCGGTCCACTTCAAGCGACATTCGGCTTCGACCGTCTTACCCGCTGCGAACTTGTACAGCTCAACGGCACCGAATACGTAGGTCTCGTCATTGTCGGCAACCGAGGCATCGGAGGCAGTAATCGCCAGTCCGCCTTGAACGCCATCGGAAACAGTGACACCGCCGCCATTCGTGGCGACGACGGCCAGCCCGTCCATGATATCGAGGGCATCATAGTACCCAACCGTCACGGCGCAGACCGCGGAATTCAGATCGGCGTTCGTGCCGTTGACAATCCCGAGCTTGAGCCCGTCACTAGCGGCAACGTAACCGCTCGTGATCGCCCCCATGTTCACATCGGTATCGGCAACAAAATCCGAGGCCCGGGCCAATGCCGCGACCGAGGTACCACCCAACGTGGTAATGGTCCAGGTTGACAGATCGCCGGCCGCGAGGGCGGTGCTATTGGCGCTCGCGACACAGAAGGCGTCTACCACGAGGATCGGACGCGCCCCGGTCAGAAAGAACGGGAACGCCGTTACATCATCGTTAGCATTGGCTCCGGCAGTCACAACCGCCGTAGCCGATTGCCGTTTCGGCAGCTTGGTGAAGTCCCACCGCTGCCCGTACTGGTACTCCCGGTCCAGAGCGGCCTTGGGAGTCGAGATTTCCCGAGTCATGCTGAAGTCTCCTTTTCGAGAACGAGTAAGTTTGACTGAAACCAGCTAAGCGTCGCCCGTTCTCGTAAGGCGGCCGTGGCCGGTTCGTTTGCAATGAAGCCGTGGGCCGCGAAGACCGCACGGACGTAATCAAGTGGACGGCAGTTGTAGTGCCCCAACCCGCCTTGCCCGGGGTGAGCCCACGAAATAATGATCCGGTTCCTCGCGGCTTGGCACACTCGTAGGACCGCGAGGCCCTCGTATTCCACCGGGATGTGCTCCAAGACCTCTAGGCAAAGCACCGTGTCACACACGTCCCCTAATTCATAGTCCCCCGCCAAGTCGAAGACGCAGCACATTCCCCCGGTCAATTGCGGCGTTTGCGGATTGCCGTCGTATCCGTCAACGTCGAGATTCGTTTCCCGTAGCCGACGAACGTAGGCTCCATCCCCGCAGCCGAGGTCCGCTACCGATTCACCCTCTGGAAGCAACGCCGCCAAAGCATCCGCCAAAGCGGGATCGTGACGATGCGGCAAACCGTCTACCCCCGTCCAACAGCCATGCTCGAAGATGCCGCTCATGTCAGCACCCCCGCAGCTTGCACGTCATCAATGAATGCGCTCTGGCGTTCCGCGATCTCGGGTACAAAGTAACTCCACTCTACTTCCTTGTGCCCGCATTCCAGACACGCCAGCGGAGCCGTTTCGTGCATCCAGCCCCCAACGCACGCCCCCTGTAGATCGTGCCATTGGCTTACGAGCACGTCGAACCCATCGGCGTAGACGTTGCCGAGACTCGCCTGACCTTGCCAGTCGTAACAACAGGCATGGTGATTGCCGTATGCGTCCAGAATGAACTCGACAAACGGCTTGCGGCAAGGGGCATGCCGGCTCCCTGACTGGCGAGTCAACCTGCCATCCGGGACCGTGTGAACATGGAGCACCTTCTCCGTCTGAAACCCAGGAATCGAATCAAGCTTCGCCTTGAGCGAGGCTTCATCCGCATCGTCGTAACAGGTGCAATGGACCAGATCGAACGCCGCGAACCGCGAACAATCGTCGGGGAGCAGTAGCCCGTTCGTCCAGAGCACAAACCGTGCTTCGGGGACCTCGCGGATGATTTGCTCCATGAGCCCGAACATCCGATCCGCCTGCATTAGCGGCTCGTTGTGGAAGTGCCAGCCCACCATGCCTACAAACCCGTACCGCCGGTACGCCTTGCGGACCGACGCGAGAATCACGACGTCATCCAGCGGCATTGACGTATCGAGCCGGTACCAACGATCCGGGCGCACGTTGGGGCACCATGAGTGCCTCAGGTTGCACTCGTGACCCAACTCGAAAATCAGAAATTGCGTCAGACTGAGCACAATGATGCTTCCTCTACGGGATCTTTCTGCGTCTTGCTGCTCCCGATCTCGCCCCCGCCTTCGTCCTGAATCGCCGCCGCAAACGCCAACCGCTTTTGTGCATTGAAGCCGTCAATCTCCACGTCGGTCGGGGCACCCCATCGGCTATTCGACGCGAAGCCGTACTTGCCATAATGGACGGTCCTGATCTTGCGCGTCGCCATAACCAGACCGCCCTCGCGGGCGACGTAGCGACTCATCCGCCAATCTTCCGGCGAGAACTCCGGGCAGTAATGGCCGTCAGGCCAGACCTGGATTCGGCACCGCTGTTCGAAGAAGAACTTCAGAAAACCATCCGCATCCTTCGCGTGCCAGCCAGGCCAATCGAGGCGCGTGATCCAACAGCCGGTATTCACCAACAGCCGCTTGCCAGCGGTATATTCCGCTGGCCAGATGCCGGACATGGCAATGTGCGACAAGCCAAATGTCTCCGGCAGCTTGTGGAGTTCCGTGGCGGTGATTCGCCGGTAGTCATACTCATCGTCCGGCGATCCAACTCCTGTACTCGTCACACCCTTGGGGTCTTTGATGCCAACGACAGCCGACATGACTACCGCGCCGGTCGCGTCCATTTCGTCGATCAGCGTGTCCACCCAGTTCGGCGCGGCTTCCACGTCGTTGTGAAGCATGGCAAAATGAGTGTACGGATTGCCGGCCCTCCCAAGCCCTTCAACCCACAGCCGATTGAAGACGTGAGGCAAACATGATCCACCCTCCGGCTTGATGGACACGAGGGTACGTTCGGCAGCGCGCACCGCCGCGGACAACGCAGACGAGATCTCGGTCTCGCCGCCGGATACCGGCATAGCAACCAATACGTGGGCACGTTGCGACTGAGACGGCGGATTTTGCTGAGGGTACATGTTGGAATCGGAAACGGCAACCGGCTCGGCAACTAAGCTTGGAGCATTCATCGAATTATCCTCTGGTTTTGCGTCCTGTCTGAATCACACTATCAGCGGTATGCCCGCGGGTTTCGCGGGATGATTCCGGCAGAGGCTTATCGCCGTCCGCCGGTCAATTGCTTGGCGAAGTCCTTAGTATTCTTCGGCTCGGCAAACGTGTTGCCGCCCGCGCCGACGCTTTCAGCAAGTCGTCCCGTGCTTCGCGCCTTGGTCGTTTCGCCGGCAGCCTTCGGCATCACCGCCAACAGGGCCTTGCGATCCGTGTCGTTGCCGAGCGATTCCAGGGCCTTAATGACGGCTGGGTTCGCGGCAACGCCTTCGGACTCCAGGAGTTCCCGGACGGCCAGGCGGGTCTTGAGTTGGCCGACTTCGCGGCGGAGGGACTCGGTTGCCGCTGCGGCCGCCGCTTCGCCTTCAGCCGGCGCGACTTCAGTTGCCGCGTCAATCGCGTCCTGGACCTTCAGCACTTCCTTGGCCACAGCACCAATGGCCTTGGCCTTCGTCGCCGGGTCGCCTTCGCCGTCGTAGATTTCTGCGATCTTCGCCAGCAGCATTTCCTTGATCGGGTCGCCAGCGGCAATCGTTTCAGTCGGGGGAGCCGTTTCGGGGTCCATAGTTTCGTTCTCCAAACTCTCAAAGAGGGAACGGGTCGACGCCGGGTCGGACACAATGTCGACCGACCGAACCCGAGTAATTTCTTCCACGATCTGCTTGCCGCCTTCGCGCCGGCTCTTGCCGTCTGCGTTGTGCGACAGCCCGAACAAGTCGGGTCGACGCCGCGCAGCTTCGATAATCTGCGGAGCGTTCGGATGCGACTTCAGGTAATGCAAGTCGCCGATCAGGCCACCGCCGGCTTCCCGCACGTTGGCAAGCCACCCAAAGCGGGATGCTACGGAGCGATCCTTACCCTGGTCCCCAGGGGCAGGATGATCCACGTTGACGCGGATGTTCTCGTACAGCCCCCGCCCTTTCGACATCGCTGCGGGGAGATACGTGCGACCGTTGCGTGAGTCGGGCCCGAGGATTCGCACGTCGCGCAGCACGGCTTGCTCCTCGTCAATGCGGAAGTCACCACCGACGGCGATTTCCAGGAGTCGAATCGTGCCGTCACTTTTTGGCGTCTGCTTGCTCATTGTGATACCCGTGATCCTTTCCTTCTCATTCACGCCGCCATGGCCGTCGTCCGCTTCTCCCACCGCAACCAGCACCTGCACCTCGGATGGGCCTCAGGTCCTGCCGGTGCCACGATGGACCAGACCTCTTCCGGCTGCCCGTGTAGCGGACGGCAAATGTTACAGACCAAACCATCTTGTTCCGTATGCCAAAACGGCACCAACTGCTCCCCGGTGCCCCCGCCGCCAAACGGCCCGCCGCCGTCCCTGCTCGCACCACTTCCCGTGCCCTGCCGATTGAACTCTGCAGCCAGCCAACGCTCACCGGCGCTCACCGTCCCCGTGGTAGTCGTAATCGCAATACCCTCCGCCCGAACGTCCGACATTCCCAAGAGCAGCAAGAGGATCAACGCCTCTTCTCCGGCATGCTCACTACGGGCCTTCTGGATCGCATAGGCGACGTGCTGCCGGGTCGTGGCCGTCACCTGCTCTGCCACAGTCCGGGCGTTGGCAATGGCCCATTGAGCCGAGGCCGCGGCCAGGTGCTCGGGGTTGTACGGAACACCGTAGACAGCAGCCATCGCTTCGGCGGCCTCGATAAACACGTCGCGCAACTGGGGCACGATCAGCGAGCGAAACTCCAACTCAATCCGCGGCCAGTTCGCCCGGTCGCCCAACGCAGCAAGGTCTCCACCCTGCTCTCGCCAGAGGGCAAGGATCATGGTAGCCAATGCGGCTTCTCGTTGGGGGCGACTGGCAAGGTCAGGCATGATCGTGTTCGCCTCCTTCGCCCTTACCCCAGAGCAATGCAGCAGCCTTGTCGATCCGGGCCCGCAGCGACTCGGTTGCAACTGCGGTTGGCAATGCTGTACCAACGTCCCCCGCAGTCGGCGGCTTCGGGTTCGGAGTCGTTGGCGTTGCCGTGCCAGCCGAGCCCATGATCGTGAGGGCTTGTTCCGCCGTCAGATTGAACAGTACCTCAAGCTGCCCTAGACCCGTATCGCGCGGCAGTTCACCGCCGGCCACGGCAAGGACAATCTGCAAGGCCGACGCTATCTGAGCACCGTTCAGGACCAGATCAGCCGCCACCTTCACCTCCTGATCGCTGGACGCCGTAGCAACGGCAGCCCCGTCAGCAGCCGGAGGAACAACAGCAGGAACGGCAGTGGCATCGGTTGCCGGAGCAACAGCAGGTCCCGGCAACGGCAGATAGGCTGCCGGCTGTACTTCCTTCGCCTTCGCCCCGTTGGTCAGCTCTTGCTCATAATCCAACCCGTTCCGCGCCGCCCGGGTGCGGTCACTCAACAGCCCCGCAATCTGGAGCGACTCCTCGCGGGCCGTCTCCTCGGTGGTATTCTGCGTCTCGATGCGATCGCCTTCGATCTGGATTTCCAGAATTGATTGCAGTTCATCCCACCCCGGCGAACCGTAGACGTTGAACCGGCCCGCCTCCCATGCGATCCGGATTACTGCCCAGAAGATCGACCGGAGGCACGAGGCGACAAACTGCCGTCGCCGATAACAGAAGAGCACGAACGGCGACTGACTCACAATCGTGCTCGCATAATTGGCATTGCTAGCATCGCCGGAAATCATAAATTCCGGCATGTTCCAGTTTGCCCCCACCGCCCGAAGACCGGCCTGGATAATCTGGACAGCGGCCCCAGCGACACCCGCATTGGCCAACGGTGACGACTGGTACTTCTGGCCGTTCTTGACGTGAAGCATCGTCGCTTCACCGTACTTCTGAACGTACTGTGACTTCGTGCCCAGCGGCGTAGCCTTGTTGTACTGATCGTAGGCTTGGGTGCCCTGCAAATTCTGGACCTGGCTCTGAGTCGTTCCAGGCGGATGCTCGATAATCGCAGCGATCGCGGCCAGTACCGCCGCCCCACCAAGCGTGTTGCCGAGCAACTTGCTTACTCGGTCCAGGTAGCGGTGGACCGGATAGAAATCAGACAGCCCACGCTTGACGCATGAGTCTACATTCAGCTTCGCGTAGGGCACCCGCTCCGGCTTCAGAACCGAAAAGTCGGCTGCGTTTTCAGACCATTGAAAGTGATAGCCGAGAACCGTTTCCGTGTCGCCGGCCTCGGTGCAAATACCGAAAGACCAATCGACCGGGACCTCCAGGCCGAGCCCTTCCTCAAGCTCACGCGCGTTGGTCGGGGCCCGAAGCGCAGCCGGCTCCTGGAACCGCAAGTCGGCCCTCCCGCCGCCCGCCGGCCAGAGGGTTGGCACGATCTCACCATCCCGATGAAGCCGCGTGAATAGCTCCTCCTCCCGATTCTTCTGCTCCCACTTATCGCGGGCCATGAACTCCGTCACAATCGCGTCGGCCGCCCGTGCTAGATCGCTGCCGGCATCTTCCGGCTTGCGAATCTTCTGCCGGTCCTTCACTGCCACCCGGAGCCCCTTGCCGAGCACGTAGCTGCCGAGTGTTCGTAGAGCCCCCTTGGCATGGACCGACACGTCACAGAGCAACCGGGCATTGCCACGGATCACCGCGAGATCCTGCTCCGTGGTGAAGATCGGCCCGAGCTGGCCCCGATTGCGGTCGTTCAGGTTCCCACCGCCTGCACTACCATACCCGCCGTAAGCCGATCCGCCGTAGAATCCGGGCGTGTCCCGCAGGTACTCTAGCGGGTCGACGTAATCGCCAAACGCCTCGCGGAGTTCATGGACGCGGAAGGCGTCCCATACGATGCGGGCGGGATCGAATTCAGAAGGTTGGCTCGACGGCGAAACGACGGCTGCGGTACTGACCGCATGCCCGTTGCCTTCCGCAATTCGCTGTGGTTGCCGCCGATGCTTTCGGCTCATCGTCGTGCCTATCAAAGAGGAAAGGGGGCCGGCAATCGCCAGCCCCCTTTACGGGCACGACGGTAAAGGCGTCTTTGTCCGGTAATTACCCAGACACGCCGCTCGGAAGCCGGCGGTTGCCGGCCCCCTTGTAGTCAAATCAAGTCAATGGCGACCTGGACCTCTTCTGCGGTTGCATTAGCCCGTAGCGGCTTGGTGCTGAATTTAGCACCGTTTTTCCCGATAAAACTGAGCGTAAACGTCCCGCCTGTCGCCCTATTGTCACGCCGTCCAATCAGCCGTTCCATGTCTGGAGGGCATCGCACAACATGCGCAAACGGGGTACGTGTTTTCGGCTTTGCTGCCCACCCGACAACGGGAATCGCGGCAAGCCACTGAATGAAGTTGCGTCGATCCATGGTCGTCCTCCGGCCCCCTCTCATTGGTTATGCTCTAGGTTTACCCGGCAAGTGGGTACGGTGTCAAGTCAGTTTCCTTGCACTTCGCGTTGGACCTTCCGCACCGTCGCACGGCTCACGCCCCAGTACCGGGCCGTCGACCGGATCGAAGTCCCGACCGCAAGCATCCGGGCAATTGAACGATGCAGCCCATCGGTCATCGCCTGGTAGCGAATTGCCGGAGCCACGCCGGCATCCGTGGGAGTCGGCGTAAGGTTCGCGGAAAGTCGGCGGTTGCGGCGTGTGGTCATTAAGTTGGCAGCTCCTTCGCGTCTCCTACCAACTCCAGCAGGAACTCTCGATCGGTCATTGACTCGCCCTCCCTTTAGTTATTGCGTCCTACCACCCCGCCGCCTGCTCAAACTCCACCCCACCATCCGCCGACTCCTGCCCGCCACCCGTGCGTATTTGCTGATCGCAGTAGAGGGCCATTTCCAGCGCGTCCGGCCCGTCATCATGCTTGCACGAGGGGAACCCCTGGATCTGCTCCACCAGCAATGAAGCCCCAGGCGACCCGCGCATGAACTTGATCTGCCGCTTGTTGAGCCGCTCCGTTAAGCGATACCGAATCCGTTCCCGCTTGTCCGGCCGGATGCCTTGGATATCATCCCGAGTCACCGGCAACGGGAATACCTTCACGCCGCCCAGCCCGATTTCCGCCGCACGCTGACGCATCATCGGTGCCAGCATCGCCGAGAACGCCACCGACTCAACGGCCATCGTGTAGGGGCGGAATCGGCGATAGCAGGCTAGCCCGTCGTCTACCGTTCGGAAGGCATCACGCCGTTGAATGTCGGCATCCGCATACCAGAAGTGCCCATCATAGACCAGCATGACGATCGCCGAATAGTCCGCCCGGTCCTTGCCGGTAACGCTCGGGTCGATCGCAATCACGCGCAGCAGTTGCGAATCCTCCGGTGGCCACTCGTCAAACCATAGATGATCCCCGAAGCACGAGGGGGAGAACTCGCTGTCGAGCACCTCGGGCGGATTCTGCTGGTACAGGGCCTCCCACATCCAATCGTAGCCGCTCACCACATAGCTGTTGCGGGTCCGATTCAGCCAGTCGAGCGAGAACATCGCAGGCCACAGAGGCTCACCCGGCTTCCGGCCCAACGGATCATCTTCCTCTGCCAAGGCCGGCAACCGCACGCGGGCCCATCGGTCCCCGCCTTGCGACATTTCGGCCAGCCGCTTGCCGATCAGGTCCTTGCGGTGCCAGCGCGTTGCCATGATGACGACCGCCCCGGCCGGGGCCAGACGAGACCTGACCGTCGACATGAACCAGCGGTCCTGACTCTCGCGTACCGTCTCACTGAGTGCGTCTTGCGCGTTGCGAACGAAGTCATCTACAATTAGGCAGCGGGCTCCACGCCCGATAATATCGCCGTTCACTCCGGCCGCCTGGACGCTTCCTCCCGCCTCCATCTGCCAGTGATGCGTCGCCCGTACATCCGGCCGTACCTTCCGGCCGAACACCGACGGCCCGTATTCAATCGCCAGATCTCGGGCCTCTTGGCTGCACACCTGCGCTAGATCGTCGGTCGCGCTCGTCAGGATGAAGTCCCGATCCGGGTACATCCCCATGAACCACGCCGGGAAATACTTGCTAATTAGCTGTGATTTTCCGTGCCGAGGTGGAAGCTCCACAAGCAGCCGATCAATGGGCCGATCCATTTCCTCCGGCCGCAGACCCGTTGTCCTGGCCATTGCTGCCCGTAGGTGGCGGGGTAACGGCTTCCCCGTTGCCACCGATAACAGGAGCGTGTCGATCAGGCTCAAGTGCGGTGCCAGCTTCCACCGCCCTCGGCTCGCATAGCAGGCGAAGCACGCCGGACTCATCTGGGGTGGCACGATCACGGGCGAAGACGACATATTCAGGGGTCTCCTCGATGACCTTCAACACGGCAGCCACGTGGCCGACCAAGACCTGCGCGTCGACCTGCCCGCTGAGTTCGATGGCCGCACGATCCGTCTGCCCTAGCTCGTTCTTGCCGAGCCAGATCATCATAACGATATTGCCTTCAAGGGCTTTCTTCCACTGCATGTGCCGCAGACTCATTCGTGCCGAGGCCCGACCTTTCTCAATTTCACGGCGGAAACGGTCTTCGATCGTCCGGCGTCCGACCCCCAGGATTGAGGCCATCTCAGCCGTCGTACATGACACCCGGGCCATGCCTTCGATCACGTTCGCGTCGATTGGAATCTTCGGTCTACCCATCTTTACACTAGACACCCGGCAGGGTTATTGGTTGGTGTTGGTTGCGGGCCTCGGGCTCTCGCTCTGCCTTTTTTGCGTAATCAGGAGTTGGCATATCTGAACGTAACTCGTTACTGGTTAATCACTTACGGCTATTTTCTGCCCCTACTTACGTTTTGTATCAAACGGGGTATAATGGCCATGCCAAATGGAGGTAGAAAGATGCAGTTTCATGCCCTTAGTATATGTCAGCCATGGGCTGGGATGATCGCCCGCGGCGAAAAGATAATCGAGGTGCGCACTCGGCGGACAAACTACCGGGGGCCGCTCTTGATCTGCGCGAGTAAGGTGCCTCATGCTCTTGGCCCTGCCGGCGTGGCGTTGGCTATTGTCGATCTCTTGGACTGCCGAACTTTTTTGCCGGCCGATGCAACCACGGCTGGAGGTTCGGCCACCGACTGGGCAACCGAGGATGAATCATGGCCCACACTCTGGGCTTGGGTGCTCGGTTCCCCCCGTATTATCGTGCCCGTGCCCGTGCGGGGGATGCTCGGCATCTTCACGGTCGACGTGCCGATCATTTTCGCCCCAATCTCAGAATCGGTTGCCCCGATTGACGCCGTTTCCGCGGCCGTCTGACGCATTACGCGGAACTCGTTTCGCGCAATCTGTGCCGGGATGAATGGCCAAAACGTTTTCACTCGCTCCCAATCGTCGGGACAGACTTCGGACATTCGTGCGACGGCCCTGTACGTCGGCACTCCGGCAAACGAGCGAGCCGCGAAACGGTAGTCATCAGGCAACAACAGGCCAGCCGATCGGATCGCATCGAGCACCTGTGCGGCCGTCCAATCGAAACACGGGTAAAACGTGCGTCTTGCTGGATTTCTGCCTTCATTTCTTTTCACGTAAATTCTGCGGTCGATACTATCGCCCATTCCAATTCCAAAAGCACACCACGCCCCGGGCACCTTGTACATTCTCCGTAACACCCGCGCTATATCGTGGTTATCGTAGCGGGACACCTCCAACGATTCAATCGCCTCCCGATCTTCTAACGGCTGGTGAACCGAGCACGCCAAGGCGTGCAACGCATGACCGCACTGGAACCGCTCTATCGGCACGCCGAACTTGCATTCATAATAGGCCAGCGATTCGTCCGCAAACTTCAAGTGTGGCACAGCCGCGACATGAAAGGGAATCACTCGCTCGAAGAACTGACGAAGGTATAACCACGCGGCACTCGAATCCTTGCCGCGACTAAAACCGAGTAAACAGACTCCGTGCGCTAGACGAGAGATTTCCTCGCATAGCGCACGGGTCTTGAGCGTACCTTCAACCACCACCCGCTCCGCCGCCCTTTCCACCTGGCACATTGAGACTCGTTTGCTTAGCCATGATACATTCTCCTAACTAGAGAGTGGTTGCAACTGCAATCCGCCAGAGACCGCCTCCGAAGGATTGTTTCCAAGGGCCATTTCGGCCAGCTTTTTGTTTACGCGACTCACGAAAGGTTTCCCTGCCGGCGTTACTGGCTTGCTGATCGCCGTCGCCAGCGTCTCGCCATCAACGTACATGCCCCAGAGCGTCGGCACGTCGGAAATCTGCTTTAGAAACTCTTGCTTCTGGTCCCACGATCCAAACACCAAACAAACCCAAAAGTTGACCTCGTTGACATCCTGGCCGATTGCCCGGCTGAGTTCACGGGCCTCGATAAATGCCTTCAATTTTGGGTTGTCTTCCCGCATGTCGGATTCCGACAACGCCTCGGTCGAATCCAGTTCGGCCTTCGCCGCCATGTCATCAAGCATCGCCCGTACCGCCGCGTCCCCTGTGTCTACCTCCCGCAACAAGGCATCGAGGGCCTCGGCGTTCGCCCCGGCCATGGCCGCCAGCGGGTCAAGCGTCAACATCAGCTTGCGGCCCTCCGCCTCGTCTAGGTCCAGCACCAGCACGGGCACGACCTGCTCGGGATCGAGGTCTCGTCTGCAATGGCCATCCAAGAGCCCCAGACTGCCGTCCGGTAGCTCCCGGGCCAGTAGGGCATCCGCGTAGCCTACCTCACTCAGCACGCCCCGCAGGGCGTCCTGCTGCGACTGGGGATGTGTTCTCCAATTGTCCGGGCTAGGCACCAGATCCCCGGCCCGGACCCGACGCAGTTCCTTGATCCGGTCGCGGATGCTCATGGCGTCACTTCCGTGGTATCACTCAGCTTGTCGGTCTGGGCTGCGACCCCATCCAACTGATCGCTCAGCGTCTCCAGCGTATCGGCATCGGCTCCCGTGCGGGCCACGGCCGTCGCCCCGCTGTCCGCCGATTGCAGCAGGTGGGCCGTGTTGCCCACGCCTACGTCGCCGACGGCGCGGCCCAGTGCGTGCGAAATATCCGTGGTCGTATTCGCCTGTCCAATCAAATCCGCTCGCCCGCCGTCAATCGTGATTCCCGTCGCCGTGCCGCCCCACTCGATCGAAGTCACGCCCGCAAGCGTTGCCGCATCGGGCAGGTCCAGCCGGTGCTCCTGGCCCTCGATAACGAGAATGCCTCCGTCTGTGTGCGCGGTGATTAGAGTGGCAAGGTCACTCACACTGATTGCTGTTTTGGCCCCGGCCACGCCGCGCCGGTACCAGAGCGAGAGGCCAGCGGTGGCCGCAGTGACTGTGACTGCTGCCCCGGTGGCCGTGGTCCACGCACCGAAGGAAACGGATTGATCGGCGACTGCTGCTCGCATCTGCATGATTATCGTGCTCCTAAGCCGCTCTGCGACGACGGCGGTGAATCCACGGGTAAAACGGCACTCCTGCCGACTGCTCACTTCCCCACGTCGTTTCATTGCCTGCGTTGCCCATGTTCGCGTACTCGAACTTGATCCACGCGGCGGAGCGGGCGATAGCAGAGATGCGGGGTTCGTCGAGAGTGCCGTTGATGGTGTACCCGCTATAATTGAGAAGACCACCGATATAGACATTTCCACTGTTCCCAGCGGCGGTCATGTCATCGTGAGTGACCGCGCTAGTGCCTGCCACACCCCCGTCGAGATAGATGATCGAACCATCAGCGTTCCAAGTAACAGACAAATGATGCCAAGTGTTATTACTGGGGATAATAGCCGTGGAAGTGTATGTCCCCACCGGGTCCACGTAGATCGCTATGTACCCGGCGCTACCGACATTAACGTCAAAGTAGTAGACTCCTTTGGTAAAAATATGGCTGTAGGAGTTGTATCCTCGCAATTGTACCCAGGCAGACACCGTTCCTTGCTCTGGGTCAGCGGTATTTACTAAGAGCGAATTACTTGTTTGAACATAGTCATATCCACCATCAAAACTCCCCGCCCCATCTACCTTCCCCGTCGTCGCCGTCACGCCGTTATTCGTTCCAGTGTTAGCGTTTGAAGTTGAATCCGCCCAGTTCACGCCCGTGGCTTCTTTGGCGTGCCACACCCCTTTGAAGTTACTGTCCCACACGCTCGATGCGCTCTGCCCATCGCTCGCATCGCTCTTCCCGTAGATCGAATACACCACCGTATCCACGATCGCGGAAATCGACGGCACAGAGCACCAAACGCGCAGCGTAGTTGCCCCGCCGGAAACATCCCACTGTTCTCGCTCGTAGGCAAGATCGACTTCACTATCCTCTCCGCGCACCCGCAGGTCGTGCCCGTCCGCCCTTGCGTGTGCACCGATGCCAGTATCATCGTCTGCCGCTAGAAGCAGAGGAAAATCAGTCAATGCCTCGTCAACGGTGGCGGCGCTGATCGTCACCACCTTGTAGTTGCCCCAACCCGAGGGCACGATAACGGCCATCAGACCTGCTCCAACAACGTCTTCACGGCTGCGGCTCGCAGCCGCAATAATTGGTGCTCGCTTCGGATCTCATCGGCCGCTTGTTTCCACCCCTTCGCTCGCTGGTTGCTGGGGTTGTCCTTGGTCTCCGTTTCAAGATCGGCCAGCAAGCCGGCATACCGGGTCGCCATAGAATCGAGGTCTGCGAGGCTCTGGTCTACCGATGTCTTCGTGGCCTCGATCTGCTTCAAAGCCGCTGCCAATCTCGCGTGCAGAGCAAGTATATTGCCCCAAGTTCGGCCGCTAATCTCCCAAGCAGCCCTGCAATCCGAGAGTTCTTGCTTTGCCTTGGGGCCGTCACTCTCAACAACCATGATCTGCTTCAGGCGATTGTGGAGTAGCTGGGGATACTCCTGCTCAAGAAGTCGCTGATACGTCACATAGGACAAAGCCATGGATTCCACCCCTTTTGCAGAAACTTCCTCATCGTTCTTTCCTCCCAGTCGAAAGACCCTTCAGTTTCCCAGCCACTTTTCCAACAGCATCAATCCCACTCCTGCGACAGCCGTAATCGCAGCCGTCCCGATTGCACCCAACAAGCCCCATAGCCAGTTGACGTGCTGCTCGACAGCAGCTACGCGGGTCTTCAGACCTCGGGAGCCGTTGCCGTCAAGGGCCACATGATGCTCTTGAAGCGTGCCCTGGCAGCCTGGACACCGGGCCACGATCGTCGCCACCGAGACTCGAATCTCATTGATCGCCTCATCGCGTTCATCGTTGGTCATCCGCAATCCCTTTTGCGTCTCACTGTGCCTGGCTGAGATATCGGTTTCTCTTCACAGCCCGTCCGGTAAATCATTTCCGATGAGGGAACCTCGTCCTTGGCAAACTTGCCAGAAACTCATGGAATCCCCGCCGCGATGCTTGCTGCTTGGTTTCATCCGGGGCGAACTCTCGACTCGATTGTGGTCCTTGCCAGACGGCGCAACTGTTTGTAGCCGCTCGGCAACTCGTACAGTCGCAACCGTAGCAATGCGCCGCGTCAGCCATTACTCGTCCTCTTGCTCTTTTCGTTTTCGCGGGTGGTTGGCCCGGCAATGCTCCAACCAATGTTCACGCCCGGACGGAGATGGGCGGCCGTAGAACATCCCAAGCGGTTCATCGAACCAGCCATCATACCAGGCGATCCGATCCTTTATTGAAAACGGGGCCTCGGGACGCATCTTGGCTCGGTACGCGAGACGCCCCTGGAGTCGTTCGGGCTGGAGATCATCGTCTGGCGTGCCAGGATTATGCACGCTTGTTGGATGTTCTAGTCTAGCCATGGCGTTCTCCTCATTCACCAATCGCCCGGCCACGAGCTGCTCGTGGCCGGGCTGCATGGCGACCCTAACCCTACGCTCTTGACTAAGCTGATTGCTTTCACTTTGGGACCGAGTTACTCGGTGGGTGCGATGGCGCCGGCTTTCCACCGACGCTCTCTTGAGACAATCTCTGGAACCATCGCACCCACCGATCTTGCCTCTACTTCCGCCGGTGGATGAGCTTCCCGATCAGCTTCCGCACGCGACCCTTTCCCAATTCTACCACGTCCTCGGCTTTGGCAACTACGCTTTTGGCGACGGCTTTCGTCTTCTCGACCACCGCAGCCTTCTCAATTGTAACCGTCACTGGTACGGCGCACGATCCGCCATGGCAGGCAGAGCCGCTACCACGCTCCAGCAATCCCAGCGGGCCAGCGGTTGCCGTAGAGGTGAGAAGGACGAGGCACAGGACACACAGCACGATCAGAATTCCACGCATTACTTTACTCCTGTTCTGGGTAGGAAAACGCACGTTTCATTTGATACACCACCGGGCGCCGCTGCTTATCCGTCCGCCCATCCCGCACTGGCATCGGGGGCCGTCCCTTCAATCGTTGGCACATTGGACAAACCAACGTGATCTTGGCATCCGAGTCGAGCATCGGCTCTAGGCAATCTATGCAACGAGAAGACATCACTACATCATCCCGCCGGATACTCACCCGGCCGGTACGGGTTTCCAAGGCCAACCTCTCGCTCCGGTCCGCAAACATCGAACAACGCAGCAACCGCCGGCTCCTTTGGATAAGCTGCTCCTTGCGGTCGCATCTGTCGTTGTCGAGCAACGTACAAAGCCCCGCCATAAGCTGCGCCATCATCCAATGACGCGCCCTGGGCGTCCTCATACGCCGCCGCAAGACACTCTACCGTTTCGGGCAGTAATACTTGACCGGAATCAACATTACCGCCGCCCTCCGATCTTTCCAATCCACTTGCCAGGATACCAGCCGCCACCGCTGCTGTAGCCTCCGCTCTTTCCAATCCACTTGCCAGGATACCAGCCGCCACCGCTGCTGTAGCCTCCGCTCTCACCTTGTTCTTTCGCCAACGCCACCGATCCATCCTCGAACACGTCGTAGAGCCGACTTCCGTGCGCGGTACAAACCATGCCGCAGGAAGCAATATCATACTCCTGCCTGATTGCTTTGGCCACCGCCGGCGCGTCGACGATCTCCGCCAACCGCTTGACCTCATCGTCCGGTAGCGCCCGCCAGCCCTGGAGTTTCGAGGCTGCCTCGGCGACGGTCTCGACTTCTGACTCGATCCATCCATACTGGGGCGTGGCGGGGCACGATGGACACCGGCCTTGCGTCCAGCCTGTGATGCCCCAGGTGCGTTCCGTTCGCTTCGCTGGGGCTACCTCAACCGGGCAGACGCCGCCGGGGCAGGGTGAATTGAACGCCGGAATCGGAACAAACTGGGGCACCGGAATGAACTGCGGTTCTGGTACGCAGATCATCCACAATAGACTGAGCAGCATCCCATTCATGGTTCACCTCACGCAGCAATTGAGGAAAAGTTCTGTGATGGAACCCGTACCGCAAACGCACCGTACCCCCAGTTGATCGCGTTGTACGAGCACCACTTGCCGAAGCCTCCGTCCTCCCAGTCACCCCATGAGTTCAAGATAAGAGGGTAACTCCCCATGTGCTGGACGGCGAGGATTGCGTGCCCGTTTGATCCGAAGACGACGGCGAATCCTTTCAGCAACGCCGAGACGAACTCGTTGACGGTTCCGATGTCAAAAAACTCTTCGATCTTGAAGTCCTTAGCGGCCTCATAAGCATCCGCAGGCGGCTTTATCCTAAATCCTTTCGAGCGCGGCCACACAGCCTCGGGGGCAATGCCGTTGTCACGAACAAAGGCCAGGTTTTCGTCGATTGAAGACCCGTTATCGCTGCCTCCCGACGTGTGGTGATAGATGAAAAGAGGGTTGAGCAACACGGACGGGGACCCAGCGATAGAGCGATTAATCATCACATCGCCCGCTGTAGCTTCCGTCGCACAAGAACCGATTGACCCCTGGTCCAGCACCACTGGAACCTTGCGACGAAGCGAGTCGCCGAGTTCTTTTGCCGCAGCGGCCCAATCGCCGGACGGGATGATCTTGATCCGGCTGGCCAGCATCGGGCATTTCTCGCCGGGGCGAAACTTTCGCGGCAAGCATCCGGCGATTCGGTTGCTCGGATAAACGATGGTTGGGTTTGAGGAGTCAATCATGGCCGGCCTCCTTTCCTGATTTTGGCAATAAGGGCTTCCACGTCTTCAGGCTTCGCCGGGAGCGGGCCCTCGAAATAGACCACCCCTGCCGGCGACACGATGAAAAGGGCCGGCTTGATCTTGAGTTCGATTGCCCGGTCCACGTACTTTTTCATCACCGGGCCCAGATCGTACCGCGTGCCGTCATCCTTCCATGGATCGGCAATCTCCAGCTTTCCGCCGCCTACCTTGAACAGGGCCTCGACCTTCGGGCTGAGAATCACAACGGCCTGAGCTGGTGTCCGTTCCTTGCTTTCTTCGGCGATTATCCCGAACAGCACCGTTGGCACGGGCGGTGGGGGCGGAGGAGGTGGCGGTGGTGGAACTGGATTCGGATTCGGTTGCGGACCAGGCTGTCCGCCGAACGTCACCAGCAGATTCCAGTCCAGCAAATCCGGGATGTCGTTGACCAGAACCGGGATGAACCCGTTCGCCGCGTTGGGGCCGGTGCCTACCACGCGGAACTTCATCGGAGGAACCGGCGTGAGAACAAGAGTCTTGCCATCCGGCGATACCGAGACAGTGAACGCTGGCGCATCAGCCTTCGGAGGTGGAGCCGCGCTCGCCATGGGGTCCGAAAGAGCTGCTGCCATCCAAACCGCCATGGCGAGTGGAGCGGCCCACACACGCAAGAATGTATTTCGCTTCATTGGTGTTTCTCCTTCAGGCTCCGCACATCGCCATTAGGGAAGCGATGATCGGCATGAGCCCCTTGAGAAATTCCAAGAAGGCGGTCCAGTCGATCCCGGCCGCAGCGGCCTTCTCCTGGAGAAACCGGCGACTCGACCTCATGGCCACTGCCGGCGTCTCATCGAACCCACTGACCATAAGGGTGCCGATATCCTCCTCGTTGTCCTTGCGAAACTTGTTGAGCGTCACCCAGTCCAGTCCGCAGTCCTTGGCGAGGTCCTTGGACCGTTTCTCGAATCGCTTGTTGCGCCGGCCACGGGCCATAAGGTCCTTGTCGTTGCTCCAACTTCTGCCTACTCTTCCTGCCATTGTCCTAACCCTTTCGTGTGTGAAACAAACCGCAACGGGCGAACACCGCCCGATCATTCCTCAGTTACCGCCTGCCTCTTCGTTCTCCGCTCCGGGCGATTCGTCGGGCACCCGCAACTTCAGCTTTAGCGGGATTTCCTTGCCGTAGATTGTCAACGAGAATTCCAGGCCGCGTTCCATGGCCTCCTGGAGCAAGGCCGAGGCAAGAGCCGCCGTCCCGGAAATGTCCGCAGCCGTCGTCTCCACCGCCCTCCGAATTCGACCAGCCATTGCTATCTCCCGATCGTGAAAACGTAATTGAGTTTCTTCGATGTCGCCAGATCAGCCGGCGTCGTATCCGTATCCGAAAGCCCCGGGCAGAGATCGTCGCCGGCATGGCGGTAAGAGTTAGAGCACAAGGCCGAGCAATCCAAGGGGCCGGGCCGAGTGTCGTTGGTCGATGGCCGCCAGATCAGCCGGGAGCCAGGGAACCTCTGGACCAATGCTCGCACGATTGCCCACCATCCGTAAGTTGTGCAAGTTTTCCGAATCGCCCATGCCGCCGCCCGAGCGGGAAGCGGAGATCCCGGGACTATAGATGGCGTTTCGATCCGAAACCTCGTCGGCAACGCATAACGGTACACGTCGATTCGGCACGGATAGGCCCGTACCTGCGATGAGAGCACCACAGCCCGAGCGTTTCGCAGCCCGCGAGTTTCGACGCACATCAGCACGTCGCCCCACCAAGCGGCTAGAGCGGCGTGGTTGTAGGGCGATTTCGTGACCACGGAAACGCACCACGCAACGGACCCCGTGCCTCGGAATAAGAGCACGTCACCGCTCTGGATTCGATCACGCGACTGGGCGTAGGGTATCACCTGTCGGATCATTGCACTCCCCTAATAATGGGTAGCCTAGCCAATTTGCGGGCGGGTGTCAAGAGCGGTGTCATGGCCTCGAATCTCCCGCTCCGCATCAAGTGCATCGCCCAAGCCAGCACACCGCGTCGCCGGTTCCCGCCGTTTTGGCGGATGAACCGATCGAGAACCATCGACTCTGGCCATTGCGTGCCCCACACCAGCGGCCCGGGTGACAATCCGCAGACGCCGTAGGCGTGAGCCCGAATGCCGCTGGCGTGTTCGTACACCGCGAAACCAAGCGGCTTCCATCCGGGCAGTTTCATCGCTTCACCTCTCCTCCGGCGACAAATTGATCCATGGTAGTGGCCATAGCGGTTTTACTCTTTCGGCTCCGATCTATAATCTTCCTCTGCCCAATCATCATCCACCGCGACCATCCCCGCCTGAACGAGCATCAGCGTCCGCCCTATAGCCGCCTCGGCAGCAAGCCGCACAATACGCCCTTTGTCCCGCTGCGTCATCAGGTACGCCGGTGTTTTGCGATCCGCCTTGACGATGGCAGTGACGGTCGAGTGTCCTACCTTGAGTTTCCGTGCTATTTCGTTTCGCCCGTGGCCCTCTCGGAACATGGCGAGAATCCGCTCGCGCTTTTCTAGGCTCAGCATCGGCATGATGAAAATTCCTTGGTTATCTCAGTCCCAATCGGCCGCCAATACCAGCTTGCCGGCTGGCAAGACAACCGCGAACTTGGCTGCCTCTTTTCTCAGCCAGGCCCATTGCTGGCGCACCTCTCTCGACACGATCTGCGATGGAACATCCACGTAGCGACATTGCCGCTTGCCTACTCGCGGGCAATCATCGGACAGTGCCGGGACACCTCGTTCGTCCTGCAAAAACTCGTCATCAACAGCGAGGCAAATCAGCAGGAAGTCAGGCTCGCACTCGTAGGCTTGGCGCAACCCGTATGCCAACTTTGGAAATGTCTTCTCAGCTTTCCACCACAGTTCATCCCACGCATCCTCATCACCGCAGAGCGGCGGATCAATCACACCAAAGCCTAGTTGGGTATAGTGTCCTTGTCCCATCATTTACCTCCTGATTCAATTTCCTTGATTCTCCCAGCTAGCCTCCGAAGGAACGCCGCTAGCGTTAGCGATGAGCAACTATTTGGCTCACGTTGCCAGTAAGTCACCACGGCCCTTGCATCGGCTTCAATGCCCCTCAGTCGCCCAATTTCGTAGACAACCCTGTCACTTGCGTCCCTCAGTTGCTCAATTTCGTAGATAATCCTGTCACTAGGTATTCCCATCGCGTCGCTCCTCTTGCTCTCCATACGTTGTCTTGGAAGTTATCATATCCCTCACGACGCCATCACGAAACCACAACCGTGCGCTGTAGAACGTACCCCCGAATTGCAGATAAGCGTTGTGCTCGATACATTTATGAATTTCCAGTTCACCATCCCATGGGACTTGTTCCCATCGCGGATTGTCCTGATGAAGAAAGAATCCCAGCGGCGCTTTGTCAGTCTCCTCAATCCGAACATCATAGGCTTGGTGCCAGAGCGTACCGTCAGCGCGAATCTCGTACTGATCGCAAAATTGAGCCGGAGTGCACTTCGATTGCCAAACGGCATCCTGAACTTTGGGCCATGGAAGTGGATAGAGGCAGCGAACATCGTCAAACATTCCCATCGCGCTGCTCTTCAGCATCCTCGGGAATCGTTGTAACTCGCTCGAACAAAATCGACATTCCGCTAGTCTTACCGTAAGGGCGCATGGCGATGCACCTGTACGACGGCATCTCCTCCGCACCTACCGCATCATCGTAGCCTTGATAGCCCCATTCCGCCCACCATCCAGGCTGGCCGGCTATTCGCCATGTTTGCGCCCGCTTGCTTTTCGATTTGCCGTTAGCCGAAGTCACCAGCCAGCAGACCGTAACCAGTTCTGCCTTCGGTAGGGACGCCCGCCATTTGGCGCGTGCTTCACGATTCCCGACTTCCAGAGGGCGTGGTTTGCGATCAATCCAGTATCGTGGCATTCCCATGGTAGCCGTTTCACTCGGCAGGAATTGTTTCGCCGGCGTGCGCGGCGGAATCGTCAGTATCGGGCGAGGGTGAAGCCGAAGCGTCGGACGCGGGAAAAGGATCATCGCTCACACCAATCCTCCCCGAGGATCGTCTGCCAGTTGAGTAGCTTCACCTTCTGCACCATCGAAAACCGAAAAGCCTTGCCGTAGGCTGCCATGGCGAGCTTGAATTTGACGGAGGCATCATCGCGCACCCAGCCCCCCTTTATCTCCACTACGCGCGGCCGCGGATCGCCGTATTGCCACGCCATGGCCATGACGACCAAAAAGTCTGGTACGAAGAATGTCTGCCGTCGAGTCTGCGGGTCCGGGTCGGTCAGGCGAAGGCGGAATGGTTCGTACCAGTAGCATTGCACCTTGCCGACTGACACGAGCCAATCCAAGTGCGCGATCCACGCCCGTTCGGTCTTGTTCGGCCCCCGGGGTGCCTTTGGCGTCTCCTCCGCCGCGTCGATCGGGCGCCCGCCCAACAAAGTCCCCGGCGGCACGCGGCTGGGGGGGATGCCGGCGGCGCGAAGCTGGGCTGCGGTCCTAGAGTCCATCCGGCATGTCCTCCAACGGCGTCAGTATCGTTGGCGGTATCACCTGGCCCGGCGTAGGAAACGTATACCGCCAGCACGGGCAGTGCCACCAGTAGCCACGCCACCGCAGGGCGAGCTCTGGCGATACCTCTGTATCGCACGTCGCACAGCGGCCTAGCGTCTTGGCGATCATTCCTCTATAAATTCCTGCGCCCACTCCGCGTCCAAAACTCCGCCATCGTGAGGATGCTGCCAGCATCGTCCATCTGCCTTCGCCGCACGGGTGCATTGCTCACGGGTGTAGTGCATCGAAAATCCCGATTTCCCACGGCCAATACGGCGATAGGTGTCGCGGTGGTACACGCCAGCACGGCACCGCTTCCTCTTCGTCTTGGCGTCCACGGTCAACTCTCCGCCTGATACCGGGCTTCGGTAATAGCGGCTTCAAGAAAATGAATTGCCAGCCGCAGCACGCCCAGTTCCTCATCCCCGACCTTCTTAAATGCCTGAAAGTCGGCGTCGCTACAGTACGCAGTCCAGTCGACCAACTTGACCGCCCGTTGCCTGGCCTTATCAAATAGTTTGAGCCGTGTCATGTCACCCTCCGGTGATATGCGCAGAACATCATCTTCGCGCCCTCTGGAATAGCGCTGCCACCACGATCGCCACTTCTTTCTCAGAAACGGCGTTCTTTGCCCGGTGCCGTAGTTCGTTCACCTTCTCGCGGTCAAAGTATCTGGGGTCGTGGAGCATTTTGAGAGCCATCCATCCTACCAACCCAAGCCCGGCGCCGTCATGTTCCTTTTGGTGGCACGCTTCGCACACGATGGCGATTGTCGCCAAGTCGTTCGTTTTCCGATTGCACCCTCTTACAAAATGGTGACAGACGAGAGACCGGGGCCATTCCCCACGGTGGCCGCAAATCCAGCACGACGACCATAGCTCGGCCCATGCTACGGTGGCGTCAGAGTAGGCCATCTTGCGTTACACCTTCACCTAATAGTCTTCAGGAAAAAAACAGAATGGGAGACAGCTCGAAGCTATGCTCTACGTTTGTTCACAGTGCCCGGCTAGTCGCTCCATGTACCGGCATTACCGTCACGGAGTAATGAGCTACATCGTGTGGGCCCGTCCAATCGTATGCCGCCATCGGTTCGCACCGAAAGTTAATGATCGCTCCCATTCTGCCCTCGGGACCTCATTCTGTCCCGAAGAATGTCGCACAGTCCTCCTCTGTTAGGTTGAGTCTGTCACTCTCTACCACCGTGTTATTTGCCGAGCCTATGGCCGCCCGAATGTTTCCCGCTGTCTCCGCCGCCTTATGCGCTATCTTCAGGGCATCCCGGACGCTGATCTGCCTTACAGCATGAACTGAGTCGGCCGTCCGCTGCCTTGATTCGCGTTGCTCGTAGCGGTCCTTGTGCTCGACAGCCGTATCACGCCAGAGCTTTTCCAGGCGGCCGTAGCCTCCGATCGCTTTCACGCCATAGGCCAGTGATTTTAGCGGCGGATTTCCAAGAGGCACGATCATGTTGTAGCGTTGCTGCGCCTCTTGGATCACAGCACACGCATCCTCGCAGAGTGCCAACTCCCCGCCTGCCTCCCTCGGGTGAATTTTCTCTTCTCCGGGGAAAACCCAAATGCACTCCCGGAACTGGGCTTCCGCTGCTTTCCGCCGCAATTCCCAACGGCGAAGGGCCTCTCGTAATTGATACCCAGTCAGCTTCATTGCTCGGTTCCTTTCTCGAATCAATATGGGTCATTTCGCGTTACACCTTCACTAACCACGCCAGACTTGTCCCCAACACGTCCGCCAACCGGGCCGCACAGTCCATGCTTGGCACGGCCGTCCCTTTTTCCAACGTGCACAAATACATGGGGATGATGTTCGCCCGCTTCGCCGCTTCACGCTGCGTCAGCTTCGATCTTGCTCTGGCCAGTTTGAGCCGTTCGCCGAACCGTGGCTGAAGTATCTGTGGTGTCAACTCTCTTCCCTTTGTATATAGTGGAGCGGGCCGGAATTGCACCGGCTGGTATAGGTTACTCGGACTCCAGGCTGGTCATTTCGCATTTCCAAGATACGTCACAGCCGATCACTTGTCCTAGCGTGCTCTTTCACGCCGCCGCTCCAAACTTCGCCCCAATAACTCAAATCTCTTCCCTTTCGATACTAGCCTTCACGGTTGGATTTCGCAGATACCGAATACGTCGCATTATACCACAGGTTCTACGCGAGTCAAGCCGTCTTTTCGCGGGCGAGGGCAGCCTTTTGCCACGCAAATAAGTCCTTGAACGTCTCGAACACCGGAATACCCAACGCCTTGGCCTTCGCCGTCTCCCGGTCGGCCCCGCTTGATTCGCCCGGTAGCCTAAGCATGGCGTCGCATACGTCGATCCAAGCGTCATCGTATGCGAGCCATTCTTCGTATGGTTTGGGGGTAACCGTATGCCAAAAGTGGGCCAAGTGCGGAACGAAAGGAATGAGCCCGCCACCCAAGAGATGATTCGCAGCATCAATTGCCTCTCGCGTATTGATACACGGATCTGGCTTGGAATATGGGCTGGCGATATACACCCGGAGTCGTTTCATGTTATTCCTTTCAGCCTAGAATCTCGCAAGATTACCGCACACCGATTTGCCGCAACAGGCTTTGCCCCACGGCAGCACATGCAACAGCATTCTCAGGATCGCGGATTGCTCCATTGGCCCATGATCGCAGGTCCTTGGCTCCCTTTGGCGGAAAACGAGTCAGCACAGAACGGCCAATAAGTGTTTTTCTCAGGGCTTTCGCCACAACCATCATACCGTACTGGCCCGGCCAGCATCGCTGGCATCCGTTGCAATAGGCACGATGAGGAAAGCCAGGAATCGGCTTCGGCTCCCGCCGATCGTTTTCTCCCATGACGATGATTTTTCCCTGCCATCCGCGAAGCAATTCGGCCAGCATCTTTCCGCCCGTGCAGTTACTCGGCCGTCCGATGGCCGCCAAGCCAAGCGTCATCGCGGCGGCCGTGTCGCTCATGCCCTCGACGATCAGAATCGAATGCGACGAAACACGCACGAAACCATCGGCATAGACAAGCCCGCGTCGACCGCCGGTGACCATCCACTTCGCGCCATCTACCGCCCGCATGCTGATGTCAGTTATCATGCCAGACGGGCTTCGCTCGGGGATGGCCCAACAACACCCGTTCCACCCGACGCCGAGTGCGTCCAGACTCGTCGCGCTAACACCAAACAGGCGGGCTAGCTCCGTCAGCTTCTCAGGAGAACTTCCGTACCAGCGATCCATCATCACATGGTATCGGCTATCCAGTTCCTCGTCTGTCTTCGGTAGCGGTCTCTTGCGGTGGATCTCTGGGAGGGGTGAAACTGCGTCGGTGCGCGGGTGATACCAACCGCCGCCCTTCGCTGGCTTCGCACTCTCAACCCGATTACAGTGGACCACCTTTGTCCCGATTCGGCACCATGAATCGTGCGAACAAATCGGGCAAGGCTCGGCCTTGCTTACCCGTTGCCACTCTCGTTCTGTGTCTGCCGCTGCCATCATTCGGTGGTCCCCGACTTGTGCTGCTGGGCTTGGCTGTCGCGCAGCCAGACGAGCATCTTCCTCTGATCGAACGGCACCTTGATGACGTGGAGCCATCCGGCGTCCAACTCTTCCAAGAGTTCCTCGGCGGCGCGGCGCATGGCTGGGGTTGGCGTCATTCCGGGTCACGCAAGGCGGCATTCTGTTCCACAATCCACCTGTAAATCATCGCCGGTATCTCAAACTGCCACCCATTTCCGATGATTTTCAAGAGGCTCTTGTTCGCCCGGCTGGCGGCTTTGTGAGGTGGTATTCCGTTACCGCCGCTTCCAAGGCTTGCCAGTATTCGTCCGGCCAGCCCATTAGGCTCCGCACCCACGCCGAATTCAATGAGCCTCGGGGCTTCCCAGGCGTGCTGGGGCTCGTCGGGGCGACTTGGCCAGCGACTAACTTGTTCGTCACTCGGGGCGTTCCCCAGTTCTCCAGTTGCACCGCCATCGCCAGCGGAGTCCCGCAGCCGTTCCCGTTGTTCGCCGTCTGTTTCAGTTGCTCCCGCCTGGCAAGCCAGGTCTCGGGCGACTCGCCCTCCTGAAACACCGAAGCGTCCGGTGTTGGCCAGAGTACCTTCACGTCGTACTGTAGACATTGCCCCAAGTGCTTCGGATCGTTTGCTCGTTTCTCCGTTTGCATCCCATGTTGTCCGTCGTGTCTCGTCGGCGTCGTCCATTCGTCGCGCAACGATCCAGACCCGATCCCTTTTGTGCGGGGCTCCGACCGACCAAGAACCAACCACCAATGGCCAGCAGGTGTAGCCGATTCTCTCCAGCGGAGCAAGAACCCGGTCGACGCCTCGCACACGGATAACAGATACGTTCTCCACAACCAGCCAAGCAGGTCGGACTTGGCGGATAACCCGGAACATCTCTCGCCATAGACCCGAGCGGCTGCCCTCAATGCCCGTGCCTCTGCCGGCCGTGGAGATGTCCGTACACGGGAATCCGCCGCTGATGATGTCAATGGGCCAAAGCCCACGTTCCCAAAGAGACTTGGCTGATACATCCTTCACGTTTCCGAATAGGTAGCACTCAGGCCACAGTTTACGCAAGGCAAACTGGCAAGCCGGATCGTTCTCGCACTGGGCGACAGTGGTGATTCCCGCTTGTTTCGCGGCATAGTCTCCGATGCCGCTACCCGTGAACAGACTAAGATTCCGCATAGCCCTCATCGGTACGCCCGTATCGCCTCGTCCACGACGGCCAGCCTTTCCCTCGTCAGCCGCCGCTTGGCCACTCCCAGCACGGTGCCGCAGTTGCGCCCCTCTCGCTGGTCGATCTGGTCCAGCAGCCGCTGCATAGCCGCCTCTTGCTGATCCTCGGGGAACGGTTGGTAGTGGTTGGCCATGCGCACCGCGCGCGTCTCCCGCGCGCCGTCGAATCGTGGCGGGTCCACCACGCGCGCTGGTGGCAACTCGATCTCGTGTCTTGGCACCGGCGGCAGTTTCGGGCGCGCGGCCAACATGTCTTCGTACTCTTCCTTGGTTCCCAACCAGATGGTTTTCTTCATGGGTCGCCCTCCTCGTGAATCCTCATTTGGCGGTCGTTGATGGGTCGCCACCATCTCCCGTATCCCGCCGCTTGTCGATCGGCTTGTTCTTCTTCGGATGCAGAGCCGTTTCAATTTGGACACGGTACGCTATTCCGCACGGTGCGGGCATACCGTGGCCGGATGACCTATTAAAAGGACTCGACCGTACAACAGCAAGCCGCCCAACGCCATAGCCAACCACCTTTCGGGTGGTGGAACACGTTGGACTACTAGGTGTGTGTCACCGGGTTCCCACACCGGGGCTTGTCGGCGTATCCGTTCTCGCCGCCGGTTGGCGGCTTACCGTCGCCTATGCTGTTGCGTTTTCTCGAACGCATCGAGCCGTCAGGACGCTGCGGGATGATTGACCACCCCAGTGCGGCCATCCGGTCGAGTACGTTTTGCGAATCAAAATGCACGGCGCGTGCTACCATGCGCCGCCGCATATCTATCATGCTGGTTTTTCTGCCCGCGTCGTCAAACTCGATATAGTGGTGGCACTTACGACAAAGGGACCATAGAGAGAACAGGTTTTTGTGAGTGAAGTGGTTTCTGTTTCCGTAGTTAGAATGATGGACGTTGCTCGCGGGATCGCCACACATAACGCATCGCCCATTGTCGCGAACGAGTGTTGCGGCCCTCAGCGTTCGCCACTCGTCCGATTGGAGATACTGCGCATACGTCATTCCGGTAAGCCGCCTTAATCGGTTGTTCCTGTTGCCGTATGCTTTATATCTTCGCGTCATCTTTCAACTTTGCCCTGGCTGGCCGCGCATTCGGTCGTCTTGCCTATCGCCGCCCGGCTCGCGGCTGTCGCGGCCTTTACGCTCCCGACCGGGCTTGGAGCGGTTTGCTGGTTCATCCAGGTACTTCAAACGGGATCGGTGTCATCACGTTTCGGGACCACAGCCATCCACCTTGTCGGCAACGGCCACGGCGATTAGGTTCCTTGCTGCCACCGGGCCAGTCTTCTCGGCGATCTCCAAAGCGCTCCGCGTTCTCCAAGCTGATAAGCAACCATGTCTCTGGCCCCGATAACGGTGATTCTGCGGTGGGGTGTTTTGGGCTGTGCGGTTCGTGAATGACGAGATAGACGGGAGCGCCGGATAAGTCAGCAACCCGCCTATATTCAGTCATAAGGGCATAGTCGATCCCATGCTCCCATCGTGGGCCACGCCAGCACTTGCAGTCTTTTGACTTGTATATCCGCCACGTCGGGGCGGTCTTGGCCTTCACTTCGTGCCACTGAGGAGGCTTTTTGCTGTTGAGCACGAGAAGATCAGGTATTACCAAACGGCCATCGGCGGTAAACATCATCGGAGCTTTTGTCTCCGGCGAGGTTTGTCCCATTTCATAGGACGGGAGGACAGCGTGCCCACGGCGAGCGATTGCAATTGCCCATCGCTTCTGGGCTTCATCGCCGAGTTGCCATTCTGGCGTGTCGTAAAAATCAGGATTCGTTCCCATGGCCGATCCAGTTTTTTCTTGGCGCGCGCTGGAAAAGTTCCAACTTCGAGCCTGGGCAAAGGACCTCGACTAGGGCGTAGAACTCGTTTGGCTTGGCGGAGTGAGCCAGCGCAGCGGCCAGGAGAAGCGTCGTCTGATTCGTGAGGTTGATCGTCGGCTTGCCTCTCACGCACATGAGACAGTGCTCTGTTTTTCCTCTCAGCCAGTCGCCAGTTCCCATCTTTTGTTTCCCCCATGTCAGCATCGTCTTGTAGGTGAAGCCCCACGCCTCCACGATGGGCCAGACAACAGGCAAAAAAGCGTTCGTTACCCACAGCCACAAAACCGCGTCCTTGGTGGCAAGGCCCTCGATGGGCATGGCGGCGATCTCTTCAACCGTCATCGTGGGGTACGGACACGATCCGCGATGACTGGGATCGTCGGGGCGTTTTTCATATCGCCAAGGGGGATCCGCCACGATAACGCGAAAGGGCCCCTTTGGCAACGGTGGCGGTTCGGCGGCGATCTGCTCAACTGCTTTACGGATAGCGAGCTTCTTGTGGGCACCCGAAACTTTGCGAGTGCGATCCATTTCAGCGATGAGGGCTTTGTCGCCCGAATCGACCACCGCCATCAACTTAGCGGCAGTGGGGGCCGTGATTCCAACGGTGGCTGCGGCAATGGAAAGGGCCCGCTTGGCGTGCGAGTCTTTGCGCTTGGCTAAAGTTTTGCTAGGGGCTATCTTCTGGCGTCCCTTTCCTGCCATCTTTCCGCCTTTACTTGCCCCGGCTTTGCCTCCCTCTTCCTGGGCATGCTTTGCTTCGGCTCTCAACCCCGGCAGTATCGCGCGCATTACGGCGTCAGCTTCCGTTGGAGCAAAGTCCAGTCGACAGACATTTTCGTCGGCCTCGGCACGCAACAGATCAGCCAGTTCGGATAGGTTCGTCGCCGTGCGTGCGGGAATACAATCCCGTTTCAAGTGGCGATAGGCGGCAATACGGCGTGCTCCGACAACCAGCGTCTTGTCCGGGCGGAGAACCACGGGATGCAGTAACCCCACCGCCTCGATGCTTGCCGCCAAAGCGGGGATGTCGCCCATGTCCTTGCGGTGCCGTTTGCCGATGACAATTTCCGAGATTGCTACATCCATAAGCGATCCTGTTGGCTACAAAAGGCCCCCGCTACGGGTAGAGTCGCAGTCAGCGTACAGCGCACGCAGAATGCCCCGTAACGGGGGGTTGTGTGTTCTGGGTGACTGCGACTCTGGGATCAAGTATACCCACGGTGTTCCGTCCTTGTCAATATCGGTTTCTCGGTCCAGCCGCTGGGTCCGGGGTGGTCGTCGCCTATCATGGCTTCACCTCCGGAAGTTGGTCCCACACCTTACCGTCGAGCGCCGGCATCTTCATGATCTTGCCGTTGATCTCCGCCTGTTTGAGGAAAAACGGCACACTGGCAGCCTCGCATTGATCGCGCAGCCAACAGAAAGCGTCCAGCGAGACGTGCCGATGCTTCGGGCCGGACTCGCAACCTGCGATTACCCAGTCGAGTCCAAGCAGACTCGCCCAACTTGGGATAAACCTACATAGGTCGATTGCACGTAACAGTGGCTCCAGGCTCAGGAACCGCACCGCCGCCTGGCATCGCAGCAAGTGTGGCACGTTGCGGTCCAGGTCGGCCTGGGTCGAGCATGATATCCCGAACCAGAGATTGGGCGGCATGTCATCGGATTTGCGCCAACGCGCAACAACACTCGCCATTCGTTCTGGACGTTTGGTCAGAAACAGAAACGTATGACGTGTTGCGGCTGCGTGGTCGAACACCGCCTTGATGTAAGTATCAGGCACGTCCGCATGGAATAAGTCCCCCATCGAACAGCCGAAGACTCGCCTCGGTTTCTTCCAGTGCGAGGGCTCGTCCAGCCGTTCGGGATGTAATGTCACTCGAAAAGGTTCATCGGCCGGGTATCCATAGCGGCCAGCAAGTCGCCTGGCCATCCGCTTGGCGTAACAGTTCACGCAGCCGATGGCGCAGGGAGAGCAACCAGTGATTGGATTCCACACTTTTTGAGCCCACTCGATTTTCGTGTCACCCATATCGTCCTCGGTTTCTCAGTCAAGCCTCCAGGGGCGTCTCCGCCATCTCCATGCCCGGCAGCAGTGGTTGGTCGGGGTCGCCTTTGGCGGTCGCGGCCAGCACGATCGTCAGCGAGTCGATGGCTTGCTGGGCGGCGGCCAGTGTTTTCTCATCGAGCGATTGCTCGGCGACGGCCTGCATAAGATGGATCACCTGTTTGGTTGTAAACGTCTGGCGCGCGCCGAAAGACACGCTTGTCTTTCCTTGTCGGCGGCGGATGTTGAGGTTGTCGCCAAGCGTTATCGGCTTGATCGGCTTGGGAGTGATCGGCTTGGGTGGGGATCTCTTCACGGATCGGGGCTCCTAGTGGTTGGTGGTTAGTGCGGTATCCTGCGCCTTCAGCAGTGCGGCCAGTTCTCCGTAGGATGGCACGCCGTAGACGCGCCAGCCATGGGGGTAGTTGTACTCATGATCCTTTGCAAATGACTCAGCTTCCGTCCGATCAAGCCAGACGCCTTCGGTGAGCCAGATATTGGATTCTTTGAGCGACTGCCGCTGGAGCAGGAATACCACGTCCCGCGTGGACTCGCGTTGGCAGCGTTCGGCGTGTGTAGACATGTTTTAGAACTCCGTTAGCTACGTCGCTGGCTTATTCGTTGTCGATTTCTTCGCCTCTGCCAGTCGTTTTGCCTCGGCCTCTTTCTTTTCCTTCCGCTCGGTTCTGGCTTCTTCGCGGGCGATCTTGCGGATTTCCTCTTCCTTTGTCTTATCGAAAACCTCCCTCTCGATTTGCTCTCGCGGCGGATTGGGGTCAAGAGGAGTTCCAACAACAAGGAAGTCGATGTACTGTCTCATAATGCTGACTCGATCCATTTTGCCATTTTCAACCAAGCAACGGCCCATTCCATTGAGAACACACCGCGACAGTTGAATGGCCGCGTTTTCAATGCCCGTCCGCGAGCTTACTGCCGGAATGGGATCGACAAACTTGATTTTTGACGGGTCCTTGGCCTCGACGACACAGATTCCATTGTCGCGCAAGGCTTGGATGTTTTGTTCAGACATCATCTCCGGCGGGAGGATAATCATCGGTTGCATGGGTCAAAACTCCGTTGGGGTCAGTTGGGACTTGCGAGTCTTCCCAACCTCGACTAGTTGGGCCAGTAACTCCGGATTTATTTTCGGGCGCAAGTGGCGGAGAATGTCTCCGGCATAATGCAACTCAGCGGCCGTGCGCGCTCCACTCAGCATAGCGGTCATCTCGTCACGAAACTTCGTCGGTTCCCGTAAACAGGACATAGCGAGGCAGGCTTGGTAGCGAGTGATGATCCAGTCAGTTGCCACGCCGGCTCGCACTAAGGCTGATCGCTGTTTCATAGTCGGGCCATTGAGTCGCCATTCGTCCACGCTCAGTCTGAGTCTCGCGGCCACGTCGTTTGGGTTCAATCCTTCCTTGAGCCAACTGATTGCCATGCCCGCCGTCTTCTTTTTGAGGTAGACATTCCCGGTAATCTCCAGCCCCAAGAATCTCATAAACGATAGCATGGCCGTGCTAGCGGCTGCCGGATCGCGAGTGGACTGGTCAACGACGCCGACTTCGTGCTCAGTGTACTTCACCTCGATCCCGGCTTTGGCAGCCTCTTCGCGGCGTCTGCGTGCGGCTGCTTCAGCTTCTTCGCGCTCCCGGGCGGCCTTTGCGCGGGCCTCGCGGTCTTCTCGCTCAGCCTCTTCGATGGCCTCCGTGGGCGCTATGGGTTCAACGGCGTCAAGCATGAGTTGCTGTGCGCGGGCGCGTATTTCGTCTGGTAGGCCCTCGGCGTAGATATCCAATGTCGAGGCGCAATCGGCCAATCCAGTGATCCCTACCAAGTCGATTATCAGCGCATCGGGCTTGCGGCTTGCGGCGATTGCCGTTATCCGTTGTTCGGCCGTCATGTCAGAGTTGACGCAACCGCGCAGCGGGCGGCAACTGCGGCCTTTCATTTGCTCGGCCAGGCTCGATGCATCTTCTGAAATCGGACGCAGTATGGCGATGCACGAAACGTCTGGATCGTTGTAGCCCTCGCGCGCCAGCATACACACAGACAGGAATTGGAACTGCCCTGCTTGGTGGCCATCATAGACAGACTTGCGCTCAGTATGCGGAATGCTCCCATCCAATTCCCGAGCCTGGTCGGATCGGTCCACGTCGGCGGTCGTCAGCAGCTTGCCACATGCAGCACAGGCGATGCCTTCATGCAGGGAAAGATTCGCGTGCCAGCCGAGGGCACCGCACTCGCACGCTGTGTGCGACCGAGCGTTGATGTAGGCGACGATCTTCTTTGCCATCACCACGGTCGCGGAAAAGATCAGCGTTCGTCGATCGCCCGTCCGTTGCAGGACGCCTTCGACGAGTATGCCGATCTGCTTTTCCTCACCTACCGTCGCCTCAATCGCATCGGGAGAAAAATCCTTGCCGAGTTTTCCGAGAG